AGCTTTTTGCAAATACGGAATACAAAAAAGCATGGGAAACAAAAAACCAAATACTTGAAAGAATGAAGTATGAAAAAGCAACAAAATCCGAAAGCTAAAAAACCCACAGGCAGACCGCGCATTGAGCTTGATCCAAAGCAAGCCAAAATATTTGGCTACTTTCGCGCTACATACGACACAATGGCTGAGCAGATCGGCTGCCATGTAGATACTATTCGCCAAGCCATGCAAGACGATAAATCTGAATTTTCCAAGGCATATAAAAAAGGATTTTCTGGAATGAAGATGAAACTATCCGAAGCGCAGGTCAAAACAGCGATTGAGGATAGAAATCCTACTCTATTAGTTTGGCTCGGAAAACAATATCTCGATCAGAAGGATAATCCAATGCCTGATGAGGATGTGAACAAAAATTATACAGTTATATTAGTGCCAAAAAAGCAGGCAGAAAGTGATAACAATTAGATTACGAGAAGAAGATTTTTTGCCGCATCAATGGCAATTCTTGAATGACTGGTCAAGAACTTTGGGGTTAGTAGGTGGCCTCGGCTCAGGAAAAACAATCAGTTTTCTTTATAAAGCATTCCTTTGTCTCACGAAAAGACCGGGAGCAATCGGCAAATCTAATATAGGGATTGGTTATCCAACTTACGAAATGGGGAAATCTCTATTTTTTTTCCCGTTCTGTGAAATACTTGATGAATGCAAAATAAATTATACTTCAAATATATCTAATCTTCTAATAAAAACTGATTTCGGCGATTTGCATATCAAATCTATTTTGTATCCAGAACGAATAGTAGGCGAAACATTTACGGATGCAGGAATTGATGAAATAGATATTATTCCGAAGCAAAAAGGGCTTAGAGCAGTAAATCGCTTCAGGGAAAGATTGAGAGGCAGAAAAGATAGTCAATTGTTTATGGTCAGCTCTCCAGAAGGATTTTCAACTTGTTATGAAGTTCTTCAGGAAAAACCAAATCCCGGAACTAAACTAATTAGAGCCAAAACAACTGATAACATATATCTTTCTCAAACATATATAGATGATTTATTAGCAAGTTATGATGAGAAAATGGTTAACGCTTATATCCGGGGAGAGTTTGTAAATTTGAATGGCATACAGGCATATTATGCTTTTTCCCGAGATAAGCATATAAAGAAAGTAGAACCACCTATGCCAAATGACATATTACAGATTGGTATTGACTTCAATGTTGACCCAATGACAGCAGTAGTAGGATATTGGCGAGGTGACACGCTTCATGTCTTTTCTGAATATTATCTCCGCAATTCAAATACATACCAAATGGCTGATTTAATTGCTATTAATTATCCAGATAGATTACTTGTAATTTATCCTGATTGCACAGGTTCGGCGAGAGAGACAAATGCCTATATAAGTGACTTGGAAATATTAGCGAGAAAAGGATGGCAATTGAGATATAAGCACGGAATTTCACAACGCAGATCGCTCAATATTACTAATGGAGAATTTGCTCATAATAGAATAGTAATTGATCCGACCTGCGTTCATCTTATTGCCGATCTGGAACAAGTGACGACAGACCAAAACGGGATGATTGAGAAAGAAAAGAATACGATGCTAACCCATATTTCTGATGCATTAAGAAATATAATAAATCTAAATAAAATCAAAGAAAATGATTGGAGAATTGCCTAATGAATATAATAGAGCAAAGCAAGGCAGAAGCACTAAGAAAAGACAATAATACACGAATGAATAATGCCGTTAAATATATTGATTGTTACTACAATAATCAATATGAATACACGAAAGAAGAAATGCAAAAAAGATACCCGGGAACATTCAAAGATATATATAATTACATCATTACGGTGCCTCTAACGAAATCTCTTATTCATCAGCTTGCTAAAACTTTTCAACGAGACCCGGAAATTAAACCGGATACAGATAATCAAAACATTAAAGACGCAATTACCGGAGTATTTGACCAAGCGAATTTATTTGGCAAACTCAAAATTATAGATAGATTTACGGAATTATGTGGCAAGATTGGTGTTATCCCGATATGGAATCCAATTACAAAAAAGGTGGGACTTGACATTCTGACTCCAGATCGCTGTATTGTGATTACTGATGACTATTTCCCCGATACCCCCATAAAAATTATGTATCGAATTAACACCCAGAGTAATAATCTATTGCCGATACGCTCTGATATATGGGCAATCTGGACTACAGAATCATATACCGAAGCAACTCTTAAAACTGATTATGGAATTGATAAAATCATAAAAGAACCTATTCCTAACCCTTACGGCAAAATTCCTATTGCCTGGTTTGAACTGGATTATCCTCTTAATTGCTTCTGGAACGAAGAAGATAATGCAATAGTTCCACAAAATCTCCGAACCAATATTCAGCTTACAAATCTTGATTTAGCTCTTGATTATCAGTCCTTTGCAACTCTCTGCACAGAAGGTTTTCCCGATAATCGTGAATTGATAATTGGGCTCACCAGGCATATCAATATTCCTCGTGATCCGGTCAGCGGAGAGGCAGGTGGGAAAATATATTATATCAATCCTAATGTAGATTTGAGGCAGGTCTGGGAAATCATCAATCAGAACATTGATTTCACTGCTTCACTACTTGGGCTATCAACTTCAGCTGTAAGACAAGCTTCTGCTTTCAGTTCCGGCTATCAATTGAAACTTTCAATGCAAGGCGTGATTGATCATAACGAGGATAAGCGAAGCATCTACATTGAATCCCTACGACAATTAACAAACCTTATCTGTCAATGTGAGAATTATTACGGCTCGCAACGATTACCAGAAGATATTGATTTTAATATCAAATTCAATGACATAGCTATTGCTGCCAATCCGATAGAAGAAGAACAAATCACATCAATGCGACTGACGAATGGCACAATGGATAGAGCGGAGGCAATTATGAAACATAATCCTGATATGACCAGAGAAGAAGCGGAACAAAGAGTGTCTGAAATTGATGCCAGTAAAAAACAAACTATCATCCCAACTACTTTTTCTTCAGGGATATTTGAATAATGGCTGATTTATATTCCTCCGCAATTAATGATCAGACCGAATGGTTCGAAAAAAATATGGAACGAGTGGCTAAAACAATGAGAAATAGGTTGAACTCGCTTCTGAATCAATTCGATCGGAAAGGCGGAAATCTGGAATATACTACTGCTAATATCCAGTATGCAAGTCAGAGTTATTTCGTTCTGGTGGAAGAATTACAGAAAGCGGGGTATTATGATTTAGTTGCAGAACTACAAAACAAGGAAAACGATTTACTTAAGGCATTAAAGAGTAAAAGACCGCAGGGAGCTGTTCCGATTAGCTTTACCCTCCAAACGCAAAACAAATTGAAAGCACTTAATTCACTTTATGAGCTTCAATTTGCAAGTGTAGCAGAAGATGCTATGAAGCAGATTACTGGTATAGTAATGGATACGATTGTGCGAACAGGCAAAGTAGAGGTAGCGATAAAACAAATAGCCGAAGTTCTGGATAATAAATTAGTTCGCTATTCTGTTACCTACGCCAATACCACCAGAGCTAAATTCATTCAAGCAGTGGAATACGCTTCCGCTGAAGAATATACCGGAGAGAAATATTGGCAATATGTTGGTCCCACAGATGACCTGAACCGACCCGCTTGCATTGAAGGACTCGATAAGGAATTTTTCACTGATGATGAAAGAGAAGAATTTGAGGCAAGAACAGCTGATGAACGGATGTATAATTGCCGACATACCTTCGTCCAGATAACGAAAGAATTTTATGATGAAAATAAAGCTTGACATTAAAACAAATATGATTATTTTATACACAAGAGGTAAAAATGAACATTAAAAATACCGATTCAATCAGTATTCTAATTGCTAATTCGGGCAATCAGAAAAAATATCATCCCGTTAGCGAACTCAAAGAGGACATCTTAGCCGATGTTGAGGCGGATGCAGCTTTCCAAGATATAATCATCCAGGGTGTAGTAAGCAATGTTGAGGCGGATGCAGCTTTCCAAGATATAATCATCCAGGGTG